CGAGATTGCCTCTTGTCTCGTGGGCTCGGAGATGTGTATAAGAGACAGGAATATTAATTCTGTTAGTTGTATAAAATTGAGCCGGAGCACTGAACTCCGGCCTGTTGATTTACTTTTTACGATTAATTTCATCACTCAATTTACCTTTGAGCATTTGAAGATATTCATAATCTCTTAATCCCTCCTGCCTTATATTTCTGCTAATGATTGCAGCTGTTTCAAAAGGTACTCCTTTTTCTGTGGCATTTTTCACTATTCTTCGTTCTTCTTTTTCATAATAGTCTTTATCATCAGACATAAAACCTCCTTTTTTAAAGTTAATACTAATATATCAACCTTTATGTATGCTTAAAAACGGAGTTATACACATAACACAAAGAATTTTGTGCAGAAAAGCATCGCAAATATAGGAATAATTATAATTCGATGGCTCAAAATTGAGTTAAAAAAACAAAGCGGTAAGTAATTCTTATCGCTTTGTTAATTGATTAGCCCTTTAATTCTTAACCGATTTACGATTTCGGTGTAAAGATACTCTATATCTCCACTGAAATCCCCATAGTTCTGATACAGAAATACGACATCAGCACAATTGTCGGAAATTGTACTCTTGGACTGAATCCCCAATACTCTTGACATCTCCTCACGTAGCCCTGCTGTCATTTTCCCACCGGCAAGCGAACTTGGAGAAAACAGGTACAGGATAATGAAAATGAACTTCTTCCGCTGGGTAACACTGTCAATATTCGGTGGACATCCTCTCTCATTCAGCAACTCAACGAATATTTTGTAGATTTCATGGATAAGGCTTTTGTCTTTCAAAATTGGGGTGGTCAAGGCGTTTTCTTCCTCTGAAAGTTCTGATTTCTCAATTCTAATCTTTTTAAGGCGAATTATTTTGTTAAAATCCAGTTCCATAACACGATTATTTTAAAAGTAAATAGTATATTTGCATCATAATCGTGTAAGGAAGAGCTGATTCATGGTCGTGCGTGGGTTGGCTCTTTTTCATTCTTCCCCATTCGTGCTGACGAATGGTTTCTTTTCCAAATCATAGCAGGTGATATATACCCGTTTCCCATTAACATCACATAGAGCAAGGGCATATCCTTTCTCCAGTATTTTAACCGGCTGATTGTCGCAATAGACAGTACTTCCAACCGGAACTCTTATAAAATGACGTACTATCATTTGATTATCTTTAGCTTGTTATACCAGCGTGAAGAAAAAGGGAACCACCCGATTAGGAATGATTCCCCGAAAATGGTTACTTTGTATAGTTTGCTCATGGATTTTTCTTTTTAAGTATTTCAACACATTCCTTTATCCCATCATCGAAACCATGCTTATAGCCTTTAGTATATTCCCCTATAGTATATACCGCCATTGACAACACAAACAGGATGATACCTACAGGCTTATACCAACCGGGAAGTGATATAGAAAACGGCTTAAATGTAATTGTGAGATCTCCGACCCATAATAGGGCGATAATAAATATAATTGTAAATAATATTGTTTTCATAATCATATAAGTTTTAATGCTTCCTGTAATCCTGCTTCAAGTGCTTCCTCGTAGGTATTATAACGGATAATAGGTCTGTCAGACAATCCTATCAAGTCATGTCTCGGAATTGTCAGTATATCATACGTCCAATAGTTTTCATACATATAGGATATTTCGATATGCAGGTTCTTAGTTTTACGAAGCCACTTTTGTGCAACGGATTGAGTAGGATGGGAACATACTTTTATTGGTAACTCGCTATTTGTTCTATTAGTACCATATTGTCTACCATCTTCAATATTCATAGCAATCATACATGGTTCATTAAACCCTTTCTCTTTCAGCAACTTCGCTGTTTCTAATGTTACAAGTTCTTCGGTCATAGTGTTCCTCCTTTGTTTTAAAGTGTTCAATCAGTTCGTCTACGGTAGCCTTGTGATAATTGTCAATCTCAAAATCATTAGGCATCCCATAGAAATCCATTCCAGACAAACCTCCATCAGAGCCATCCCGGTATATACCCCAATCGCCCTTACCATTAGTGAATAATTGATTGTTGTCTGTATCATCCTTTAATGCAGCTATAGCCAGGAAAAGTTCCTCATTCGTTCCGCAATCAACACTATCGGTTTCGTCAGGATGTGGAATGTTGTTAAAAAACTCAATATTATATAGTCCACATTCAGGCGAGGTGAAAATACATAAATCTTCGTTAAGTTCCGCCCCAAACAATCTATATCCTAACTCATCTAATTTTTTTCTAAGTTTATAGGTACTCTTGCGTATAAAGCACGGTGTTGTAAATCCCATAGTTATTCCTCCTTATCTATCTTAATATCCGTTACTTTTCCACGATTAATAAAACGTTCATCAGAGTTATAATATCCAGCAATTACTGTACACAAGGAACGATCTGTTCTACATTGTTCTTGTAGACTACAATTGTCACATGGTGCACTATTCCGCATTGATACTAATTCATGCAGTACTCCGTCAATTATTATTCCGTTATTTACTTCCATAATTAATCTCCTTTCCACCTACCCTAGCAGCATATACATTGCTACTAGGCATAGGTAATAAATTGTTGTTTTACTCATTTCTAATTTATTTTTGAATTAAAAGGCACGCCTCCGAAGAAATCCAAACTGTCACATTTAAAACTTTATCATAGAAAATGGAGAACGTACCCAGATTATTACTATTTTTGCTTCGCCACATTTAAAACTTATTATTATGAAAATTAGCGAAATCATTAGTGCTATGTCTACTGCTATTATTCCGATAGTAGCAAAAGGCACACCAGAAAGCATGATTTTTGCAGCTGGGGTGCAACCATTATTATCGACAGCTATTGATTCTATTCTTCTTGACATATTCCAAAAAGGTGTCACAAAGAAAGAAACAATAAGGTTAGGTATATCTTACATGTCAGCTGTAAATCAAGTTAATGAAAATATGAAGAATAACATTCCATTTAGGCAAGATGATATGTTTGTCTCTTCTAATATGAATTATTCAGATGCTAGCGATGTGATAGAAGCTACCATAAATAGTATCATGCTTGATTCGGAACATAAAAAATCTGAATTTTATGGTTATTTTATTGCTAATTTAGGATTCTCTCCAGAAGTAGATTACACAAATGCTCTTTATATGCAAAATATTATTAAGCAACTATCTTTCAATCAACTATGTATTATTAGGTACTTTCAAAGTTGCGCTATTTTAGATTTGTCTAACTGTACCAAATACATTGAGAATTCAGGAGATATAAAATCAATGGAAATATATTTTGGAATTAAAGAGCTCATTCGTCTTAATCTACTCAAAAGGCATCCTCCTTATACCCTAGGAGTTGACATGCAGAACCATTCATTAAATGTTAACGGACAATTAATTTGTAAGATGTTGAGTTTGCATAAAATTGATATTGATAGCATAAACGCAGTTGATAATATTTTCAAAAAAATGGGTGTAAAAAAACTTTAGATTATATCCAAATATTCTAGGATACTATTTTCTGTACAGGAGAATACAGTCCCATCCGGTGGACTAACAATATATTCTTCTGGATAAACTTTATCTTCATTTCAGTTCCGTTATACGTTAATTGGTAGTTTCATAAAACACATCCATATTGTTTTGCTCTGCCTTCCGGTGGTATGCCCAAATAGAGGTTTAAACGGGATGGCAGACAAAACTTCCGAGGATTTAATCTCACTTTCATTCCATTTGAATACAAGAGTGCCGTAAGGCTTCAAGACGCGCATACACTCAGTAAATCCATCGTGTATGAGTGACTGCCAGTCTTTCGGCAGTTTTCCGTACTTTTTAGCCATCCATGAGGTTGCACCAAGTGTTTTCAGGTGCGGTGGGTCGAACACCACCATGTAGAAAGAATTGTCTTCAAATGGAAGGTTGGTGAAATCAGCTATTACATCCGGCTTTATTTCTATGATTCTTGTCTTACCCCTGTCCTTGGCCGTAAGTGTTTCCGAACGTTTGTCAACAAATAAGGCAAGAGGATTATATTTGTCAAACCAAAACATTCTACTGCCACAACAGGCATCTAATATAAGTTTTCCATTTTCCATTAAGCTATTTCTTTTGATTTCTTCAATCTCAACTTTCTCAATACTTTGCAAAGTGCTTCAGTATTTTTTCTCGCTTGTGTAACCTCCACCGCATTCCCGATAAATTTCTTTTGGTCAGCTTGTGTGCCTATTAAAACATAATCTTCAGGGAATCCCATAATCTTTTTGAGTTCCGGAATGCGAAGCATCCGCATTTTAATATCCACTATGCCATACAGTGCCATGAACTCCTTTATCTTCACGGTCATAGGACTATCATTGTCGTAGATTTCAATCGCTACCTGACCGCTTTCTGTTGCTACCAGATAGGGCGGCATCTTATCCATGCGGGCTATTAATGTGAAGCAGGGGCTATCAACAGAGCCGCCAGCACTGTTGAACTGTGGATTCATCAGATAGTGCCATTTCCTGTTTGCGGTAATGGTCTGGGAGGGTTCCTCTATACTGCTACCTACATTTGAGAATGCAGTATTCATTATCCACGGCTGGCATGTTACCAAGTTTTGTTTCGGTGTTGTGGTAACAGCGGGGCATGGCGAGTTTATATCAGACACCTGACCACCTCCAGAATATTGATTCATAAAAAATGGAGATACAAGGGAAAGTCTGTCTTTAGTCAGAAGTGTAGGACAAGGCTGATTAATATCCTTTCCTGTATCCTTAAAGTTATAAGAACACATAAATCGGCTTTCAATTAAAGCCATCCTGTCCTTCGTTGTGACCGTTGGAGCTGGAAGGTCTACCGAATGATTATGTCCATTTCCATAATAAGCAGAAACAAAAACATGGTGGTCTTTGCAGGTGATTGCACCTGCCGGTTCTTCTACAGACACATTCTTGCTTTCGGGATGTCCGCTGAACTGTTTGGAGAGGAAACTTACCTGTACCTTTGCAAAGCGGTTTTCAGTAGTCAACACTCCGCATGGTTCATCAACTGATTTGCATGTGTCTTGAGGGCGAACCGTATTGTAACGGGAAAGGAAAGCATCCTTTCCTCCGGCTACAAACTTGATAAGTCCAGCATAGATACGTTCAAGCGTTTTCTCTGCAAGAGGCTTTTCCCTGAAGATGGTAGTTCCTTCATCAGAGAAATCAAGCACATCTTTTACCGGCTTCCACTTCTCCAGCCGCGAGAACATATCTTGCCTACCACCTTTACAATGGGTCGGTTCTGGGAATACTATCGGCAAGTTCTTTTTAGCAAAGATGCCGAAGAAGCGTTTTCTTGTGGTGTAGGCACCGAAGTCGGCAGCATTTAAGATGCGGTGCTCAAAGTTGTAACCGTACTTCTTGACATTGCGCACCCACTTTTGATAAAGCCGGCCTTTGTCCATGCTGATAGGTTTCCCATTCTCATCCATATCTCCCCATGACATAAACTCTTCTACATTTTCAATCTGAATGTAGTCAGGGTCTATAACATCAATATAACGGAAGAGATGTTCTGCCAACGTTCGGCTGTCGGCATCTCTCGGCTGACCGCCTTTGGCTTTCGAGAAGTTAGTACACTCCAAAGAGGCATGAAGCATTATCATGGCATCAGGGTATAGCTGACGGATACGTTCTACAATAGTGCTTATCGGGGAAAGTTCCAGTGTACGGATATCCTCAATAAAGTGAAGTGCATCAGGGATATTGGCATCATGTGAAAGAATGGCATTCTTGTCATGGTTCACACAACAAACAACTTTTGCACATTTATTTCCATCCAATCGTGCTGCTTCCACACCTTCGGATAAGCCACCAGCGCCACAAAAGAGATCAATAACAAATAGTTCTATATCGGACAGACCTTCAATGGATTTTAAGATGTCTTTCTGCGATTTCATAACTTCTCCTTTTTAAACAGGTGGCTGAACGCATTATCCAAATCCAAGTCTAGATTCAGTTTGGACGGGAAAGATTTAATGTATTCGTACATCTTATAAGCGAGGTTGTCATCATCACCGCATCTGTCAATCAGTGTGAGCAACATGGCGTTCACCATGTCAGAATCATTGCCGAAGTTTTCCTGAGTGGATTCGCTGCAATGATTCACATCACTTTTCAATCTCTTTATCGCGGCTATGGCTGTGTTGAAGTTTCTTTTTGAATCGTGTCTGAGTTCAAAGCCTTCTTTCTTGTATTGCTGCTGCATTTCTAGAAGGTTGGTTTCTAAAACGTCCGTGAGGACAAATACGATGTTGGTTATCGTATTCAGTTTGTCTGTTCCTTGCATAATCGTGTATTCTTATTTCTAATTCGAATGAATCCCCTTCGTTCTGTTTCTTCTAACAGTGGAAAGTCTTCATTCTTGATTTCACATTCTGTTTCGTAGTTCACGGAAGTATAACTTGGGATATTGAACTTTTTCCGGATTCTTACGATAACATCCGGATTTCTTGTTACCCAGTAAACGGTTATTCTCATGGTGATATCAGCATTTTTCTAGCTTCCTCATCTCCTGCATCAGCACGGTGCTTGATTTCAATGTACTCAGCATAAGAGATTCTGTTATCTCCACGCTCCTCTATCTCTTTTTCACGTTGGTTTCTGTATCGTTCACGCTCTTTCCGTTCAATATCTTTCCGACGTTCAGAAACGTAGTCCAGCATCGCACTTGTTATTTTCAATGGATCTATTGAACCGTAGAACCGCCCATACTTCCCTGACTTAAACCGTGCTATGAAAAAACAGATTTCAGCGGCATTTATATAATAATACTCCGAAAGGAATATCTCCGATAGTTCAGAAAGTTGCTCTTTCGCTATCTTGGTTGAAACTTCTGCAAAGTCATTCAATGAACCAAATTGTATCTTTAGCCATTCTATCGGTGTTTCATCCCCATAAGTAGAAGACAATAGCCCTAAACTCGGAATGCTGTCATTCAACGCCAGTTCTGAATGGGTTGCATTACATCTGACAAGTTTGAACTGCAAATCAGGGTTGTAATCAAGAATGAATTGTGCAGGATCGGGATATTTATTCAATAACGCCCTCTGCTTCAAGTTCCTTTCTCTTTTTTGCGGCAGCTTCTCTAACGGTTGTAGCGACTGCAAGAACTGAATCACGTTTTCGCTGCTCGCTATCCTGTTGATTTTTACTAAGTCTTGTCCCATTATAGTTTCCTTCCAATATTTTAGTAAAGTTTGCTTGTTTGAAAATCCAATCAAAGTCGCATTTCCAATTGCGGTCATTAGCTCCAAGTAAGAACGGGGATTGAAGAATGAGATTGAAAACACTCCTCACTGACTCTTTCCCATATTGGGCTATCCGGGCTTTTACAGCCTTTTTTCTCACATCAGTCATTGATCTTATCTGCTGGAGTCTGTCTTTGAATGTGGTATTATAGTATTCCATCAATCCGCTGTAATCAATCTTTTCAGAGGGGGATGGCGAAGAAAGCTTGGCTTTCTTTGATACTCCGTCAGGAGTATTTTCTTTCTTTTGATGTAGAGATATATCTATATACTCTCTTTCTTCTTTCTTTGTATTTGTGCCCTCTGTGTGCCCTGATTTTTGTAAAAGTTCGGATTGCGGTAGATTGTTGTTCATGGGCTGTGCCCCAAGTTGTGCCCTTAGTTGTGCCCATTCGTGTCTTAATTCATTGATTTCCTTTTCAATACCTGTGTCCTTACTTGTGCCCTTGGTTGTGCCCATTGGATTATATTCTTCATATTTACATAAGGTTATAAGGTTCATTCCTTGATTGCACTCAACAGTTATCATACCTTTCTTTCTAAGATGCACAAGAAAGGAACGCACCTTCTTTTCAGACCATTTCCAACGCTGTGACAGAAATCTTATGGATGCAGGATATTGACCTCTTGAATAAGAGATTTCTCGACCTCCGATACTCTCCTTTCGGGGCGTTACCTCAAATCGTGCAGACTGAATTAAGTCTAACCACGCTTCGCAACTGCTAAAAGTACGGGCTTCATTCCACATTTCATTCGAGAAAAACCTGCGGCTTAGCCTCAAAAATCCTTCTTCCATAGTTTTAGAATCTTACGTTAGTCAACTGCCTGTTATTAGAGTACACTGCCCATTTACCATTTCCACTATCAACAAGGCGAAGATCCTTCACTTCTCCAAATCGTTTTTTGTTTCCACAAAGGTCAACGATCCATCCGGCCTCTTTACTCGGGTGCGGACGGATAGCACGACCGACTATTTGATACCACAGTGCCAAAGACATCGTAGGACGTGCCATGACAATCGTATCCAGTTCTGGGTAATCAAATCCGGTAGTAAGTACGCCGACATTGGCCACGACCGGAATTTCTCCGGCCTTGAATGCCTCAAGAATACTCTCTCGCTCTTTCTTTGGGGTTTCTCCTGAAACGATGGCCGCTCCGGGAATAGACCAGGTAAGGCGTTCAGCTTCTTTCAAAAACCTCGTGAAGACCAATATACCTTTTCGTTTTATCCCGCTTTTAGGGTTCATTAGTCTTTGCACAATGCTGACCAGAAACCCGTAAAAATCGATACGCTCATACTCCTTTACGACAGACTTGTCTGTGTAGTCGGCTCCGGTCGTGTTCACCTTCAGATTAAGTTCATTCCATCCTAAAGGGTTCATTTCATAATAATTCAGTTTTGACAGATAACCCATATCCAAAAGGGTGGAAATTTGAACCTGATAAATGACCTCAGAGAATACACAAGGCCGGGTCCGGGTGATAAACTTCAACATACTGCCAAAATCCCTGCTTGATGAAAGACGGTAAGGTGTAGCCGTCAATCCAAGCACCTTGCACTTCAGCATAGAAAGAAATGATTTATACATTCCTTCTTTCGGGTTAACCAGATGGCATTCATCTATAATTATATTCTTGAAATGCTGAAAAAGCTCAGGATGATTGACAACACTACCAATCGTAGCGAATGTTATTCTTGAAATCTCTTTCCGCCCAAATGATGCGGAATATATGGAACAGTCCAGAATACCATACGAACAGAGCTTCAGATAGTTCTGTTCGAGTATTTCCTTGCTAGGTTGAAATACCAGCGTATGCCCTTCAAGGCGGCTAGCAATATCGGCTATTACCAGACTCTTCCCTGCCCCAGTCGGCAGCACCATGATGGCATTGTTCTTCTTGGCTTTGTTGGCAAAGAAATTTACCGCTGCATCACTAGTCTTTTGTTGATAATCACGTAGCTTGTACATATTTCTCGTTGTCTTTTACGATAATCGGTTCGTCCTCACTCAAACGGTTTAAAAAAGAAAGCACAATGTATGCTTGTTCCTTATTCATCCCAACGGGAGAAAATGATCCATCCTCGTTTTTTACCATCATTACGAATGTTCCGGGCTTTAATTCATTCATAGTCCTTTCTCCTTACCCAACTTATCTCCCAAAGCCTTATAATACTTTGTGAGTTCCATTAACTCTAAATCACTCCATTTCTTTGTTTGTCCGGCCTTCCATGCCAGCTTATCGAAACGTTGCTGACCGATTTTGACCTTCAAGTTCTTTTCATATTGTATCAGATGGTCAGCACTGAATCGGTTGCACGCCCGGCATTCTGCGTGGGCGTTGTCCTCGTCAAAGCGTGTGGCCATGTGGCGGCGCGAATGGAAGTGTCCGCAATCGGCCTGTGCGTATGGCTTTATCTGGCCGCATGAGATACAACGGAAATACCCGTTTGGCATACAATCACGAAGCCGGATATAGCGGCTGAAAACTTTGTCGAGTTTGGCCACTAAATCCGGCTTCTTCTTAATCTTGATACCTGCCTTGTCAAATAACGGCAAAGGCTTTTCTTTCTTCTTTTTTGGTTTCTTGATATAATACGGCATTATTTGAATCCCCATTCTTTTATGTAATCAATATTCTTTGGAAATCCATCTACTTGTTGAGGACTTAAAAATATCTTTTCACTTTTTAATGGAGTGCCTCCCCATACAGTAGCAGGACATTCTTCATATTCTTCTTTAGAAACTTCACTTACATTAAAATTGGGTTGGAAACCATATCCCATTACGCTTTCCCCTAAGTAAGTACCAAACTTCTTCAAAGCCCATTGAAATGCGATTTCCTTACTGAACAATCCATTTTTAGAAAGGACTGCTGCATATATTTTATGCATATAGTTTCCTGTTTCAGTTAAATCAGGGTGGCAACGGATGCAGAAATAGGAAATATTTCGCAAAATCTCTTTCACATACTTTTCATGCTTCTTGCATTCTTCTTCTGTAAGAAACTCTTTTCCATCATTAGCGATGTAAACGATTTTAGTTACTTTTTTTGTTTCCATATTCTTCTATTATTGGTTTACATAGTTCAACAACTCGCTTACAGTCTTCCACATCAAACATACCTATGTGACAAACTTCACGTGGTACCCCTAATTGAATGGATAGCCACAAATAAGCCTTATTCCTATTCGATGTATTTGGGATATGCTTCTTCCAAATCTTGTTTATAAGATTGGTCTTGGCGATCTGGTCAAAATAGAAATGGGCTTCTTTCTTGGCTTCCCTCAGTTCTGCATTTGCCAAACGCCCTAATGCTTGGTCTGTCCCTTTATGTACACCTACATAAGCCCTACAATCCCGACAGAGATAAATCATGCCGTATGAACGCCCGTAGATTACAGAACTATCTACAAATTCAGTTGGTTTGCCACAATAAGGACAAATCTTACCAGTAAGTAATTCATCCATTATCTCAAAGCATTTATAACGTCTCCAATATCTTCGCAATCAGTAATATCTTTAAAAGAGATATAGCAATTATCACAACCATAGCCATCACCTGAAGGACTATTATCTACAATGGTGTTTATTTCTTCAAGATTATCCTCTTTGATTGCTTTTACAACAGTATTTAATCGTTTAATAACAGCATTCTTCAATGCCTCCTTGTAGCGTTTTTTAATTATCCTACTTACTTCTTCATCTTTCATTCCAGACTCTTTCAAACAGCAGAATAATTCATTTCTAAAATCCTTATCAAAAATCTTTTCCATATAATTATATTTTAGTTTGTGGTACCGGCAGGGCTCGAACCTGCATGATAGGTGTTTTGATTGAAAATCCATATCCTCCCATTTACGAACCTATCTCGAAAGTCTACATAGCGTCTACCAATTCCGCCACGATACCATTGAGTCCGCAGTTCCGACACGGTGCCATTGGCGTAACCCCGGCTAGGCTTGCGGACAATACTATGAAAAACACACTCAGAGCACTATGTATGTGCGTGGGCGCAACGGGAATCGAACCCGCATAAACCTTTGCGCCCTATAAGACCATTCAAGGTAGGCTCATTCAAAATTAAAATCGTCAAATTCGTATTCATCCGGTTCTTCCGGATAATCGTTCCCCCAGTCCATAATCAATCAGACTGTGGTGGGACGTACCAGTCGGGTATGTATTCCATAATCAATCAGATTTCGATGATTACGATGTCAGGTGCAACACCTTTGATTGCTTCAATCTGTTCGTCAATCACCTTGTTTTTGTATTCTTCAATGGCCTCGTTGGCCCCGGCGGACACGAGAGAAAGGGAAACGTCTCGGCCATCTACATCTGCATAGATTTCAACCTCGATTTCTTCACAGGCAAATCCTTTGAACAGGGGGATATTCAGTTTGAAAGATTTCGGAAGATTAGAATCAACAACCTGAGAATAATTGTCCGTCTTGCTTCCGTTTTCTTCCTTGCTGCGTTCGATGTCCTGATTAACTTTTGCCTTGAAGTTCTTCAAAGTAGAAACCAGCATCATATTTTCAGATTTATCCTTGAAGAAAGCACGGTGCATCTTGAAGAATTGGGATAATTTAATAGGTTCCCATTTCTTGTCGGTGTTGATACCGAACTCCAGCATTTCCTTGGAAGCTTGTAATACTCCACTAATTTCAGTCTGATAGTAGTTGGTTTCATCAATAGTCAGAGCCAGTCCCATCTTGTCACGGTTTACGATGATATTGGCCGATTTCTGATTGATCAGTTCGACACGCTTCTCCAGCCATCTGTAAGGTGCATCAATAGTTCCACTGATAATCACTCTTTCCGGTTCTTTCGGGTCAAGTGCTACGGGTGCTTTACCTTCACGTAATACTACTTCGATTGGCGTACCGTTATAATCCTTCGGTACTACCAGGTTGATTTTGTTTTCACTCATGATTCTGTTCCTGTTTTACGGTTAATACTGAATACTGTCTTTTGCATCTCCTGTGGCATAATGGGACGGCTATAAACCAGTTCGCCCAGCTTGTTGTAGAATCCTGCCATCTTTTCCTCGTGATAGAGGATTTTGGCACATTCTTCATTTTCTACAAACTCAGAACCTCTCTTAATGTGGTCCAAAAGTTCCTGCTTTTCTTCGTTCAAAGGTTTCAGACGTTCTTTGAACTCGTCCATAGCCTCTTTCTTTTCTATCTCAATATCATTGATGGTGATTGATACTTCAGCTAATGTTTCTTTCTTTTGCGCCAATTCTTCGGGTGTGAATCGGTGAGTATAACCGATTTTCTCCACTGCATCGGCATTGTCCTGAAGAAACTGCCATCGTTCCTGTTCAGGAATGTCTTGTCCTAAAAATTTGTCCATATTATCTATAACTTATTTTGCCAAACTCATTGTAAACCTTTCTTGCAGTACCCATAGTATTATAAACTGGAATATAGCTTCTTTGAGAGGCTTTCTCTATTTGGTGAATACCGCTGGATTTAGGGTTGATTGATTTTTCAGGATGAAAGAATCTTGCTACATCTTGGGGAAATTTTCTTTTCTTCATAATCTCAATTTTTAAATAAATTCATTATTACGTTCAATTTCTTGTTGTGCGTAGATAAGCATCTGTTGTTCGTTAGCGGCAGGCAAATAGATACCTGCCACAGATGCGCTCCAGTTTCGGAAACGGTCAATACTCAAGGTCATTTCACCTGTTGTCAGCTCGGCAGAACTTCTTAAGTAAGTTACTTCCTTACCTTTCTTGTTGACCGTCTTTCTCTCAAACAAATCACGGTTGCAAGTCCTCTTATAAAAATCAATTTTTGCTTCGTCGAGACTGCAACCGTACTCACTACCGAAATACCCTAAAAGAAGATGCAAGTAGCTGTTTTGGGCAAGCGTGCGGTTAGGTAGTTTCTTTTTCACTTCCACCACCGCACGTTCACTAAACAGCTTGTTTACATACTCCTTGAACTTGGGTATTTGAAATTCATTCTTCAAGTCGAACAACATACGCTAAAAAGGCAAATCGTCCTTTACATTGCCATTAACATCAACCGGAGGCGGGAAATTCTGTGGCTGTTGCTGATAGGTCGACTGTGGCGCTGGCTGTTGTACCGATGTTGTTTGTTGGGATTGCGATACACCACCACGCGCATCTATTTTGTAGCACCGGATAGATGCCATACGTTTGAGTTCTCCGTCCTGATTCGTCCAAGAACGACCTTGTATCATAAATGATACAGTGACAACATCACCATGATTAAAGCGGTCAAGTTCTGCACACTTATCGCCTGAAAACTCTAAGGGAATAACATTCTCATACTCGCTACGCTCTCCCGTATAAGGGTCGTAAGTAGTAGCATCTAAAATAAACTCCCGTTTTGTAAATGAGGAACCACCGTTTTTGGATGGTATTTGAACGGTTTGTCCAATTTCGATTATCCGTCCGGTTATTTGGTTTGCCATTAATTTTCTCCTCCAAAAATCTTTTTATCGGTTATAAGTTCTCTGTTTTCTTCCAAAAACCGGATAAATTCCTCACAATGATTAGTAAGAATAGGAATATCACGTTCAGGATTGAAAACGTATGTTTCTGTATAGGTATCTACCACATAACCGCCTTTGTTGAACTCCACAATGTTATACTCAAATGTCCGTACATCAGAACCGTTCTTCATTAAAGCGTATGGATATACTAAATGCTGGTGGTGATCTTTGAACTTTCCCACGGTATAACTACCGGTTGTTTTGATGTCGTGGACGCTGGCCGGCATCAGCTCGTCAATTACCCCATAAACCAAAACATTGCCGTATGCGGTTGGAATAATCGCTTCTACTCTTTGTTGGGTTAATGCTCCTTTGAAGTAACCGGAAAACTCTCGGCAAAGTGAGATTGGGAAAGTAAAAACACGATTATTATAGGTAGCTTTCAAACCTATAACCTCGTTGGTCTGAACCTCATCGTAATACAAAGGTTTACCTGTTTCGTCACAAGCTCCTTCGCGTATTACCTTATATATCTTTTCAACCTGCACAGTTTCAGATTTCCGATTTTCAACCATACAGTCAATAACCTCATTAAAGGCTGTTCCCTTGTCTGCCGCTTCGCTATCGAATGGCTTGCGGTTGATACGGTCTATCAGTTCTTGAAACTGTTGTTCGTGAAATTCTTCAGGAGTATGGGGTGGATTTTCTGACCACCCCCAGTACTTATCCCAAATCACATCACTATTCAGATATGCCCCAAAGGCATCAAGAAGCGTTGCGTAAATACGATATTTAGGCTGCTGGTTCATATTTCTTTTCTGAATTAAGTTTCAGATTCAAAGACTTCGCTTTGTTAGCTACCAACTTTGCCGCCATTTGCTTTGAAGAACCAACGTGCTCAAAGTTATCTATTTGCGCGATAAAATTATTGGCAGATTCCGCATCCGTAATAAGTTCGATCTGTTCTTTTATCTCTTCAATAACTTTATCATACTTTTCCTGTGCCTCTTTCTTGGCAGCAAGCATACCCAAATACGAATTGATTATCTTGGCGGTGATAAAGTCGTTCTTTGCGGTTGGATTACCATTCTTGTCAAGGATGGTAGGAACTTCCATCACTGAAGGAAGATTGCAAGTATTCTTACCGTCATTTCTTGAAGTTGGGTCAAAAGTGATAGTACGTCTTTGGACGCCTCTTTCGCTTTTCATTTCAAGATAACCGAGCAAATCCAGTTCAGTAACGATAGAGTTGTAGGATTTTTCACGCAAGGCAGGGATAAACACCGTATCATCACCTTCTTTTCTTGTGTCGCGATGGGCAACGAAAATGATGTGCTTGTTAAGCCCCGAAAGTGTTCGTGTCATCCATGAAAACTCTGCATTGATACCGCTCCAATCACGGATGGACGGCTGGCGGGTTCCACACTTGTGAGTAATGATGAAGTCCATCATCTTGCCGATGGTATCTACTACAATGGTCTGATAAGCGGACAAGTCCTCTTGAAGAACTTGCTGAACATCGCTCCATGAAGTGACCTGTACCGTGTCTATATTCTCCAAGTGCGCCATGTTCATGCGCTTCACGCCGTTATCGAAGTCCAACAGCAGCGGTTTCGGTGCGCTCAATGCTACCGTACTCTTTCCCATTCCGGCTTGACCGTAAATCATCATCTTCACGGTGGTCGGGATAACTAATTCATTACTTTTCTTAATCAGTGACATAATCGTAAATTTTATAGGGTTATTTGTTCAGATATTTACTCATTTTAAAAGCATTAATAGCGGATTGTATCTCGAACTTGGAATATATGATAGGAGAATTTCTGGATGAGCCTTTTCTTTTCTTATGCACCAATCCTTCTTTCTCTAACTTTTCCAAAAAGTTAGGTTCATACCCAAGTGTCTTTAACCATCTGAACGCTTCTCTTTGCTTGATTTCATCAGATACAGGAGACCGTTTCTTCTCACTGGCAGCTGCACCAAGCTCCGCCATGTCCATGCAGATATTTTTAAATTCAAATAATTCAAGTCTTACCTCCATACCGTCCAGTTCTTTCAATTCGTTCAACTCTCGTTCTTCGTCCCCTTCTCATATCGCCCTGTTCGTGATAGAGCGAAAAAGAAAAGATGCACAACAGGCAGAAAGCAACAGCCGACCTAATAGTAGGTGAAAAGTCCATCGTGAACTTCATACCAGCTATTCTCTCATATAGCATGGTTGCCAGTTCTCTGCCGTTCCTTACGTTCAAAATCTCAAAAGCTCTTTGCAGTTGGTTGTTTATCGTGCTGACCGCTCGGCATTTGAGGTTTGCAATTTCTTTTTTCTCATACCCTTGTGCATACATTCGTGCCGTAATCTCGCATTCAGGTGTAAGTTCATTAAAAACTCTCTTCATAATCGTGTAAGTCAGCTGATTAATAATTGCGAATAACCTCAATATATCCGGCTTCCCTGTTAGTGTCCACCGAATACAAAGTTTGCTTCTTGTCTATTATCCGATCAATCCTTGCCAGCCTGTTAAGATCAGCGGTACACCTGCGAAGCTGTCCGGCAAGTTTGTCGCTAAAGTCAAAGCTGATTCTGTCATTCTTCTTTTTCAGCTTTTTCTTAATTTCTGTTCTTTCTTTCAGTTCTTTTGCCATAAGAGTAAAATTTAATTAATGATTCGTGGATGGTAAGGGAATCGAACCCCTCTCAATCGTGCCAATTGTTTGCGCAATACGAAGCTCTAACCGATAAGCTAACCATCCTTTTTTAAAAAAGGTGCACTATCCTCACGGACGGCACACCCAGTACAAACACAATATAAAACACGAATATCTAATCTATTATCAGAACAATGCTTTTAACCGCATTTTTGAAATGATCAAACTTCTGTTTCAAATCACTCCAAGATTTATACCATGTATTTTTCTCTTCAGCTAATTTCTCGTTAGCCTCTTCCAGTTCCTGCACACGCCTTACTAAATCTTCATGCGTCATGCCTCTTAATTCTTCCACTGTCATAATCGTATAAATTTAAAATGTCGTTAAAAAGGTAGGAGTCGAACCTACTTCTTGTAAGCTAAATGAATATATAAATTAGAATATAAGTTAATACCAACAATTAATCGCTTACACGCATTCCAACAATGCTACTTCATAAATTACCGCCCAGCTGGTTTACAAGGTGATTGTGCACTCATCCCCATGCGCCTTGTGCCGGATTATAGGACTACCTTTTAGCGGTCTGTTTTAAGTTCTCTATAAGTTATTCTCATGAGCGACACACACCCTACACATATAACACTCATTATAGTGATAGAGAATATTTTCATAGGACTGTAAGTAGTAATAGCCCCGTAAAGCATACCGGCAGCACATATACTTACCAATAATCATAAAGACATATATAAAATGAAAACAAGTTCCAAATAAATATAGATAAATCATCTATATATCAATAATTTATATACGAGTTTTTATTTTCGGTTGTTTTCTACGTTTTCAGTTGCTTTGCTCTTTTTAGGTGCATTTTTGTTTCTTGTTTGTTTCTTGATTTCGTTTTTTATTTGTACCTTTGTGATAGGAAATAACGAATAAAAGGACACAAATATGCCAAGGACCAGAAAGCCAATAAAAGTAAAGGAGCCGATTCGTCTTCGGACGAAGGAGTTGGCCAATGGCAGCAAGAGTTTGTATCTGGATATATACCGAAATGGTAAGCGGACATACGAGTATTTGAAAATGTATCTTATTCCGGAAACGGATCGTAATGCCCGCCAACAGAACGAAACGACAATGGCTGCCGCAAATGCAATCAAATCGAAGCGTATCATAGAGTTGACAAGTGGTGAAGCCGGTATCATGAATCACAAGGATAAGGTTTATCTGCTGGACTGGATGCAACTCTATAAAGAGGAACAGAAGAAACGTGGTAAGAAAAACATAGGCCAGATAAAATCTGTTACCGGTATCTTGAAAGAGTATGCAGGAGAAAGATTCACATTAAATCAGATTGACCTCACTTTTTGCCACGGCTATATCGACTATATGCTGACAAACTACCGTCCCAAAGGAAAACCCATCTCGGCTTCTACGCGTAATACCTATTACCAGATTTTCAACGGTGCGTTAAATGCCGCTGTCCGTGCGAAACGGATCTTAAAGAATCCATTCAACGAAATGGAAAAATCGGAGAAGCCCAAGATGCCGGAAAGTGTGCGTTCGTATATGACTATTGAAGAAGTGAGATCATTAATCGCTACACCAATGCAGAACGAAGGGGTAAAAAGTGCCTACCTGTTCTCCTGCTTCTGTGGACTACGTATCAGTGACATTATCGGATTGCAATGGAAAGATGTGTTTATTGACAACGGCCAATACCGCTTGGCAGTAGCCATGCAGAAGACGAAAGAACCGATTTACCTTCCGCTCTCCAATGAAGCGTTGAAGTGGATGCCGGAACGTGGGGACAAGACAGCAGACGACCATGTGTTCGATTTGCCTTCTGGTATCAACCAGCTTATCAAACCATGGGCCAAAGCCGCCGGAATTTCCAAGCGATTCACCTTTCACACCGCCCGCCACACGTTCGCCACAATGATGCTGACATTGGGGGCCGATTTGTACACTGTATCTAAATTGCTCGGTCATACATCTGTAAAGATGACCCAAGTGTATGCCAAAATCGTCAATAAGAAAAAAGACGATGCAGTAAATCTGACCAACGGTTTATTCGATTGACAATGCAATGAACATCAGATATGTAATCACTTATAAGGGTGTTGTTCCGACAGGATTCTCTTTCGGGAGCAACACTCTTATAATATATCATATAAATCCAATTTAAAATATTTCATCATGAAAAGACCTAACAATGGCCCTCTCTCTTTTTGGAGGGAAAAAACATCTGCACCATTTTGTTGCAGAACAGGATGTAGCGAAAGAATTATTCGCATTGCTCGTTGAAGCAAAAACAATGTATCTCCGTGATGTCGTGACGGGCAATAAGCAGTACTACCGTTATGTGGAGGATTTCGTAAACAGCCACCGGTATATCGACTGTGACCATGCGGTCTGCCGGAACTGCCATGAAATGAACATTCATATCATCAAGGGGCTATTAAACGATTGCTCCCATCTTATCCGAGCATTTTTTACCGAAGCAGACTTCTCGTTCGAGAAGTGTATGGAACTGAAACGAACGTATGATACGTTTGTGCCACCATCACAGTCCGTCACGTGCTGCAAAGATGGACCGACAAGAATTTATCCTCTTTCTTTTGGATGCAATCTCACTCGTAAACAGATGATAGGTATTACAGCTTGTGCCAATGCTTATCATCTGTTTTGCGTTTCTACCCTACACGTTGAAGATATGGAAGCCCTGCTTTCCTGTAAAGAAGGATTCTGTATTCGTGTAAACAATATCCGCCATGTGGCCATCCTGTTTGATACACTCCTTGAGCACTCGTTTATCCAAGCCAAATGGCAGTCCGTTCTCAGTAATGGGCGGTTCTTGCAAACCAAGGATGGAAAAGGATTCGTTTCAGCTTCAAGCCTTTCATCCGCTCTGTCTGCCTTGCGTAACAACATGACATCAACAGGTTACGGTATCAGACGAGCCATTGATGAGCTGAGAGAGTGGTAAGAAGTGCCAATAAGCGAAGTATGTGAAAGGTAAAAGCGTGACAGTTGCCGTGATACGTGGTTACTATCACGGTACAAACTCACGCTGACCTTTTGGGTTGCCCTATCTTTGACCTCCGTTAGCGCGCTACATAACGGAGGATATACTTCATTGTCTAAATTTATAATAACTCATTTATGCAAAATAATAGATTGACATTCATGGAACGGCTGAGTGAACGGCTTACAAGCGTCGAAGCCATCCTAAAGAAATTAGATCCGATAGAAAGTCTGTTGGAACGCATCGCATTGCTGGAAAAAAATATATATACCACCAAACAGGTGTTTACCTTCCAAGAGGCTTGTATGTATATCGGAATATCCGAGAGTATGCTGTACAAGCTAACATCAGGCAAGGAGATTCCGCACTACAAGCCACGTGGCAAAATGATATATTTCGCCAAAGAAGATCTGGATGAATGGCTTTTACAGAATTATGAACCAACCGTAGATGAAGCAGCACGTATGGCAAACGAGGCCGCTGCCACACAACCTTTCTTTAATCAAAGACGCCATGGAAAACGAAAGAAGAACTGAATATAATGTGGATATGAGGCCGGAGGAGGATTTCTTATCGGATATCCTCTCCGCCTCGCAGATTCGGGCGACGGATACCTATGAAACGCCGCCACAGATTATCTGGATAGACAACTCGACCATTGCTACGCTCGGCAACTTCAGCGCATCAACCGGCAAGGCGAAATCAAAAAAAACATTTAACGTTTCGGCCATTGTCGCTGCATCGCTGGCAGGGAAACAAGTGCTGAACTACCGGGCGCACCTCCCGGAAGGTAAACGCAAGATTCTGTACGTGGACACGGAGCAGAGCCGCTTCCATTGTCATAATGTACTGGAACGCATCTTGCGGCTTGCCGGACTGCCCACTACAACCGACAGTGAAAACCTCGACTTTATTTGCTTGCGCGAATACTCTCCGGCAATACGCATTGGGGTCATCGACTACGCCTTACGTCAAAGAAAAGGATACGGACTTGTTATCATCGACGGTATCCGTGACCTGATGCTTGACATAAACAGTACCGGTGAGTCCGTGGAAGTCATTAACAAGATGATGGAATGGTCATCAAAGTATGACCTGCATATCCACTGTGTGCTACACTTGAATAAAGGAGATAACAATGTGCGCGGGCATATCGGTACGGAAATGAGCAACAAGGCGGAGACTGTACTGGTCATCAGCAAAAACAACGATTGTCCCAACGTCAGCGAAGTTCATGCGTTGCACATCCGTGAGAAAGAGTTTAAACCTTTTGCTTTCACTGTCAATGAGGGCGGGCTCCCAGTTCTCGCAGAAGGGCATTTGTTTGAGAATGCCCCACATCAGAAACCGAAACAGCGGACGGGTTTTATGGAACTAAGCATCGAACAGCACCGTGAAGCCCTTTCCGCTGCATTTGGAGACAAACCCATCCGTGGGTTTGAAAATATGCTGCAAGCCATGATGACTGCTTACGAGGCAATCGGGTTTAAGCGTGGGAGAAATGTAATGGTCAAACTGCTGCAATATCTGACTGACACCTTAAAACTGGTTATCAAACGAGATAAACTTTTTTATTATGACATGACACAGGCAGAAACCATGCTTTTCGATGAAGAATGAGAGCGGGCGCGGGCCTATATAATTCAGTTTAATTTAGTATTTATATATATAGGGGCGCAAACTAAACTAAACCGCTTTTGTACAAACAAGTGAAAAGAAATTTAATATGACCATAGACGAAGCAAAACGAGTGCGTATCGTGGACTTTTTGGCCCTGCTCGGCCACCGTGCGCAGTATATGAAATCAGAGCAATATTGGTATCTTTCGCCTCTCAGGAAAGAGGTGACGCCATCGTTCAAAGTCAATGACCGGCTGAATGAATGGTATGATTTTGGCGAGGCCACCGGAGGCGACCTTGTGGAACTGGGTAAGTACCTTTGCGGAACTAAAAGTGTGAGTGAAGCATTAGCATACATCAAACGGTATGTCAATGGTGTGTCGCTGCCGAAAACCCGGGCGTTGCCCGCAACCTCTCGACCAGTGGAAGCCGACATGAAGAATTTGATTATCGTGCCGCTGCGACACCACGCACTGCTCTCATATCTCCATTCACGTATGATTGATTCGGATATCGGACGAATGTTCTGCAAGGAAGTCCATTACGAACTGCGCCAGAGACGTTACTTTGCACTGGCCTTTGGCAATATATCCGGTGGATACGAGGTACGAAACCCTTATTACAAAGGATGTATCAAGAACAAGGACATTTCCTTGATACCCCAATCGCGTGGTGAGGCACAGAGCCGTGTCTGCCTATTTGAAGGATTCATGGACTTTCTGTCCTATCTAACCCTAAAACAGACGGACGATAGTGCCATTTGCATTAATGCCCCCTGTGACTACCTTGTTATGAACTCGGTCAGTAATCTGAAAAGGACATTGACGTATTTGCAAAAATACACGTATATTCACTGTTACCTTGACAATGACCTTGCCGGACAAAAGACAGTGGAAACCATAGCCGGGATGTATGGCAGATGCGTCTATAACGAATCAAACTGTTATGCCGGTTACAAAGACCTGAACGACTACTTACGTGGGAAGAAACAATGAACAACCCGCTCCCTAAGCCCTCCTTCATCACGGAGGGCTTTTTTTATATCCCGACTTTTCCTGTTTTCTTATCCAAAATCATATTTGAATATGATTTTGAAATATGATTTTTATATTTTGAAAAAATATTATATTGAAACGATACGTTTTATAATCAATAATTTTATCTTTCAAATTATCCATTCTTATTTTGCACACACAACCAAATATAAAAATCATATTATACAAAAATATATGAAATCATATTTTATTTTCACCATTGTCCTGACGGTTGCCTATCTCGTCTATTATGCAGTTATCATCGTGCAGGACCTTTATGGAAAAAAAGGAAATGGCAAGCCGGAAGAAGAGGTATTTGACCTCGGTGCGCCAGAAGATGAACAGAGTGTGTACGTGACGGAGAGCGATACGGGATTCAATGTGGGTAATGAGAAATATGAAACAGATGTTGCCCCTACCGCTTCGCCTGCACCACAGGAGACGGAAACCGCAGACAATAATGGCGAGATAGCCGTGGCGGAGAAGCTAAAACGCCTGAAAGCCCAAGCGGAGGAACAGATGGAAGAAACCGAGACCTACCTGTCGGACGCATACACGGCAGACGAACTATACAAAGCGATGCTTGCCAAAGGAAAGACGGGCAACCGTCCGAAACTGGTATGGAAACCTCTCAAAGACCGATTGTAAAATGTCGAAAGCAAAAAAAATATTATGTGCACTGTGCTTTGTCCCTTATGCGGCATTCGCCAAAAGTGGCAGCGTAAACTACAGTTGGGGTGCAGACGCACTGGCAACGATGCACGACTTCGTGGTGACGATGATGCTGTACGTGCTGTACATCTGCTACGCTGTCGCCTCGGTTTTCGTAGTCGTTGCCGCGCTCCAGATCTATATCAAAATGAACACAGGCGAGGACGGCGTGGTGAAGTCTATCGTATCACTTGTCGGTGCGTGCCTCTTCATCATTGGTGCTTCAATCGTGTTCCCTGCTTTCTTCGGCTACCGCATATAGGTGGCTGACAGAAGTGTAAAATAAATTCAAAAAAAACAAGAGTACCACAAAAATGTAATAAATATGTTTCAGAAATTCAAAAGAATGTGCCGAAAGGCAAAGAAAACCATCATGCAAGTTTCCACCAAAGTAAGAATGTTAATCATTGCCCTGTTGGGAGGCATACCTGCTATGGCTCAAAGTACAGCAGGCGATTACTCGGCCGGTACGACAGCTCTATCAACCGTAGCGGAGGAAATCGTGAAATACGTTCCTGTCATGGTCAAACTCTGCTATGCCATTGCTGGTGTCGTGGCCATCATCGGAGCCATTTCGGTGTATATCGCCATGAACAACGAGGAACAGGATGTCAAGAAGAAGATTATGATGGTAGTTGGGGCGTGCCTTTTCTTGATTGCGGCAGCCCAAGCATTACCTCTATTCTTCGGAATTAACGCATAAACAGTCAGGGGAAATGATTAATGACGGACGTTATCCGGATTATCCGCTGTTCAAGGGGTTACAACGGCCTTTGGAGCTGATGGGATTACAAGGCCGCTACATCTATTGGGCGGCAGGCGTGGCTGGTGGAGCCATTGTGGGCTTTATCGCCGCCTACTGTCTTATGGGCTTTGTGGCCGGACTGGTCGTATTGGCAACTGTCTTATCTGCGGGAATCGTGCTTATCATCCTCAAACAGCGAAAAGGGCTGCACAGCAAAAATGTAAAACGTGGAGTGTATGTGTATGCCTATTCGCACAAAGTATGACTATAAGAAAAACCATCACGGCAATGTGTGTGGCTGATTGATTGTTGAACGCGGGCGGGTCCGCCTCCAGCCGAGGCAGACCTGCCCCTATTTAATGAACGAATATCGGAATGACCCTATATATCATTTTATTTTTCATCGCCCTATGTACGGGTATGGCCTTGTCAGTCTATACGTTCGGTACGGGCGGCAAGCGCAAGCACATCTTTCAGAATATCTATTTCTCTGTGGAAGATACAGATGGTGTGGGTGTGCTGTACACCAAGACGGGTGAATATTCCGCCGTCTTAAAAATCGAAAATCCGGTACAGAAGTATTCGGCGGACATTGACAGCTATTACGATTTCACGCATCTATTCTCTGCCCTTGCACAAACACTGGGCGAAGGATATGCCTTACACAAACAGGACATCTTCGTGAGAAAACAGTTCGCGAACGAGCCGGAGCATAATCAAGAATTTCTCTCAGCATCGTACTTCCGTTATTTTAATGGGCGTCCGTACACGGACAGCCTTTGCTATCTGACTATCACACAGGAAGCCAAGAAGAGTCGTCTTTTCTCTTACGATAGCAAGAAATGGCGCGATTTCCTCGTGAAAATTTATAAGGTTCGAGACCTACTACGCGACAGCGGTGTACAAGTGAAATTTCTGAACAAAGCCGAGGCAAGCGAATATGTGGACCGTTACTTTGCGATGAACTTCAAAGACCGTACGGTCTCGATGACGAATGTCAAGGCTGACGACGAAACGGTATCTATGGGTGACAAACGCTGTAAGGTGTACAGCCTCGTGGACGTGGACTGCGCCGCACTCCCCTCGCTGATACGTCCCTATACCAATATCGAGGTGAATAATACCGAGATGCCAGTGGATCTTGTCTCGGTGGTGGATAATATTCCGAACGCAGAAACGGTGGTGTACAACCAAATTATTTTCCTGCCCAGTCAGAAGCGTGAACTGGCATTACTCGACAAAAAGAAGAACCGGCACGCAAGCATCCCCAATCCAAGTAACCAAATGGCCGTAGAGGACATCAAGCAGGTACAGGACGTAATAGCCCGTGAAAGCAAACTGCTCGTGTACACACACTTCAACATGGTGGTGGGCGTGCCTGCCGACACCGACCTTCAAAAATGCACGAATCACTTGGAAAACGCTTTTGGGCGCATGGGCATACATATCAGTAAGCGTGCATACAACCAACTGGAACTGTTCGTCAGTTCGTTTCCGGGCAACTGTTACAGCCTGAACGAGGAATATGACCGTTTTCTGACCCTCTCCGACGCTGCGGTATGCCTGATGTACAAGGAACGGGTGCAGCATAGTGAGGAAACGCCGATAAAAATTTATTATACTGACCGTCAAGGTGTTCCGGTAGCTATCGACATCACGGGAAAAGAGGGAAAGAACAAGCTGACCGACAACTCGAATTTTTTCTGCCTGGGGCCTTCGGGCAGCGGAAAGAGTTTCCACATGAACTCCGTCGTGCGCCAGTTGCATGAACAGGGGACGGACGTGGTAATGGTCGATACGGGTAACTCATACGAGGGGCTATGCGAGTATTTCGGCGGCAAGTATATCAGCTATACCGAGGAACGGCCCATCACGATGAATCCGTTCCGTATCAATCGGGAAGAGATGAACGTAGAAAAAACGGGATTCTTGAAAAACCTCGTCTTGCTTATCTGGAAAGGTACGCAGGGAACGGTCACAAAGACGGAAGACCGTCTGATAGAGCACGTCATCACGGAATATTACGACGCCTACTTCAATGGTTTCGAGGGCTTCACACCCCAACAGCGTGAGGACTTGCGTAAGAGCCTCGTTATTGATGACCGCAACAGCAGTGAGAAGCGGCACGAAAGCGAACGGGAACGCGCGGTCCGCATCGAGGGTATCATTGACGAGATAGAGGGCCGACGCAAGGAACTGAAAGTGGAGGAACTGTCATTCAACTCTTTCTATGAATATTCCGTGCAGCGCATCCCGGATATCTGTGAGGAGAACCGTATCACGGGCATCGACCTCTCGACATACCGCTATATGATGAAGGACTTCTATTTGGGCGGCAACCACGAAAAAACGCTGAACGAGAACATGGACAGCTCGCTGTTCGACGAGACGTTCGTGGTCTTCGAAATCGACAGCATAAAAGATGACCCGCTGCTTTTTCCTTTGGTCACGCTGATTATCATGGATGTTTTCTTGCAAAAAATGCGCATCAAGAAGAACCGCAAAGTCCTTGTCATCGAGGAAGCATGGAAAGCCATCGCCAGCCCGCTGATGGCGGAGTACATTAAATTTATGTACAAAACAGCGCGTAAATTCTGGGCCAGTGTGGGCGTGGTGACACAGGAAATACAAGACATCATCGGCAGCGAAATCGTGAAAGAGGCCATCATCAATAACTCGGATGTGGTGATGCTGCTTGACCAGAGCAAATTCAAGGAACGTTTCGACACCATCAAGACGATTCTTGGCCTAACGGACGTGGACTGTAAGAAAATTTTCACCATTAACCGCCTTGAAAACAAGGAAGGACGCAGCTTCTTCCGCGAGGTGTTTATCCGTCGGGGCACGACCAGCGGTGTTTATGGCGTGGAAGAACCGCGCGAGTGCTACATGACTTACACGACCGAACGAGCGGAGAAAGAGGCTCTGAAGCTTTACAAGCGCGAGTTACAATGCAGCCACCAAGAGGCTATCGAGGCATATTGCCGCGACTGGAATACCAGCGGTATCGGCAAGGCATTGCCGTTTGCGCAGAAAGTTAATGAAGCGGGATGTGTACTGAACTTAACCACTAAAATAACATCATAATGAAAACGAAAAGGATTTTAATCACCCTGTCACTGGGCTACGGGATAAATATGATGGGGTTTGAAAGCAGCTTGACGCGCGAACAAATCTCTGTCAGCAATCCGGAACTCACTGTTTTGTCCCTCCGGGAGTTTTGTATGCTGTCCAAGGAGAACCTGCTCCGCATGGATGACATGACACCGGACAAAGTAGCCGCCATCGAACGGTTGTTGGCAGAGTATTCCCTTCGGTTGGGTATGTCCGATGTAGAACTGGAAGCGTATTTGAACCGGTATTATGAAGAAAACCCCAAAGAAAAGGAGTTTTACGATATGTGCGACAGGCTATGTAACAGCAAACCTGTCTTCGATGAAAACAGGTTTCGAGAAGAACTATTCAGGGAACTGAACAGTAGTCCGATGAGTGAAAAAAGACTAAGTGACTTGGGATGGCTACGTTATCAGACCGTGCGCGAAACTTATCTAAACCAGCCTTTCTTTTTGAGATGGTTCGGCTCCCAAGAAGCCCGGATCAAAAGGGCCATCAAGGATACTACCATCATACATGATATGTTCTGCCGACTTGTCACGGAGAATTGTATCGAATCTGAACGGTGGTATTTCAATCACAAGGAACCGGAATACATAAAAGAGGTCTGAAACGATGAAACGGCTGTTTATCTTTTGGGTTATCCTATTGCCTGCCCTGACACAGCACGTTCACGCACAATATTACAGCGTGAACTATGACGCTCGTACCGTGGCGGCCATGGCCGCAGCATTCGGCACGGAGGCAGTAGCCGAAAGCTACTACCGCGAGCAGGTGGATGATATTCTGAAACACTATACGGCGGCAGAAGTGGCGGCAGCAGGGATATTTTCTTCCAAATTTTTGGAACACAAGGCTCTGTCCGACCTTGGCATCTGGTGCAGCAGCACGGAAAATTACTACTATCGTCGAATTTACCACATGGTGGCAGAAAAAATCATGCCGAAAATATGGGTGGTGGCGAAGCTGATGCTGCGCTCACCACAAACAGCAATCCACTGGGGCAGCTATCTGATGAAGGTGTGCGACGATACGAAGAGCCTGTGTATGCAGTTCGAAAGTGTGGTGACAAACAGCACGCTGTCGTTCTCGGACATCGCTTTTCTGGAAATTGACCGCGACATTGCCACCTTGCTGAACCTCGCAGAACTGGGTGGTACCGATTGGCAACGGATGTTGGACAACTTTACCAAAGTGCCGGGCAATTTCACGATTGAGAACTTAAAGGGCGACATTGACAACCTTTATAACATGGGCGTAGGGCTGGCAACATCAGGTATGGAGAACCTCGGTGACGCTCTACTGCAAAGTAGTGCGTTCCATGACCTGCTGGGTGGCAAAGTCAATGAAATCGGCAACCTGTATGAACACTACGGTACTCTCTTCGAGCAGGCGGAACATGACATCGGCAGTCTGCTAATCGACATGGTGGGCGGTCAGGATAGCGTGGCCGCATTGTTCAATTTCAGCAACTACGACCTCACATCGTGGATGACCGACTATATGGACAATGCTGTCGGGAACTATTACACGCAACGGTGGTATATCGCACGGCGTGATCAAGGAAGCATTTCTCTATGCGACTACTACCCACCGACAGACGACAACAGCATATTGAATGGGGGCGCATGGACACGCTTTAACACGAGTGATCCGGGATTTTATCCGAACGCTTCGCAACGGGAGCAGGCCCTCGCCAATTCAGAACGGTATGCCGGATGGTCAAGAAGCCGAGTGCAACAGCTCAACAATAGCAACGATGGCTACACCTATACTATCAATACCCGACAACAGGCCTATATCATCAGTAAGGGTAACAAACAGACAAAGAAGGCATACGCCTACGAGATACACGTGACACAGAGTTGGAATCGGACGGAGGTGGTCTATGAGGATGTCTTCGACTCCTATTCGATGGATTTGAATACGTTCAAAGCGCAGCTCAATGCCCGCCTCTCGGAGTTCAATGACAACGAGGAAGGCTATGTCTATTACATAGCATCCGATGCACGGAACTATTATCAGGCGACGGATGCCGCAAAATTGCAGGGATGCGAAAGCGTGACCATCAGTGTAACCTGTTCAGACGGGGCGACGCTGGGACAAGGCTCGACACAATACAAGTGTCGCAAGTGTGGCGGCTCACTGGATGCCCACTCCAAAGAGTGCGTCATGCAGACCTCGGTAACGGAGAACGAACTGGACCTTTCAGAACTGGACGCACTGATACGGGAAGCGGACAATCAAGTCGCCGTTCTTCAATCTCAGATTAGTGCCTTGGAAAAGGAAAACGCCGACCTTCTGAAAAAAATTGCCGAGGCGAGCGTGGAAGACGCAGCAGCTTACCGGCAACAATATAACTCCAACCGGACACGTATCGAGGAACTGAAAAGCGAACTTGCCGAGTGGCAACAAAAACAGAAGGAGTACGCAGATGCAAAGCAGGAAGCGGAAGCAGAGAACGATGTGCCGACAGATGATTACTACCGCCTACCGGCTATCATGCAGGATTGCAAGACAGCCTATAGCCTCACTTGGCAGGACGGAGGTACATGGAGCGGCTATACGTTCGTCCGTAAGGCGACGATGCCGAACATCAATGGTATCATTACGTTCCGTGCGACTATTTCTATCGCACGGAAGCCGAAATACTTTCTGGGTATCAAGATTCACCGTGCCATTATCCAAATCAGTTGGGAATTGACTTCGGCATACACAGACACGCACGTTACCGATGTACTGACACTCGATCCGAACCTGCCGAACGAGGAAAAGACTAAAATCGTGAATAATCGCATATCGGAAATCGCACGGGAATATCCCAACTGTAAAATCACTACCGAGTATGCCCGTACAGAACCTATGGAAGAAGTACCGAACAGCGACGTGTACCACCTGCTTTGGTCAAGTGACCGCCTCGAAATCGCACGAGAAGTGGATTCACGTATCACGAAAATATACGCCGACCTCGTATCCTTGGAGAAGATGATGCACTACAAGCGGAACATCATCGACGTACTGAAGGATGTGCTACCGGGACTCGATACGGACGAGGGTCGTAGGCTGACACTCGTGGAAGAGTGCCATGACCGCTGGGTAGAAAACGCACGAACATCCCGAAGTGGCAGAAAGGAGGTACGGCCATGAAACGCACTATACTGATAGCCATTACGTTGCTTGCACTACTACCCGATGTCGCCAAGGGCCAATGGACATTCGATATCGTGTCGGTGGAAGCGTACATAAATGACCACAAAAAACAACGCAGCCTGTTGCTGGCCCGAAGCACGCTGGAATACAGCAACCAACTGCTGCATGAGTACAGCCGTGAGGAGACGGGCAAATACAAGGAAGTAAATATCGACCTTGACCGCTATACCCGTGCCTTTGATGTCATCGACGTGATGTACCAATCCCTGCGGACGGTGCTGAACGTGAAGGATACCTACAGCTCGGTAAGTGACCGTATCGGTGACTATAAGACCATGCTGGAGGCTTTCCATGAGAAAATCCTAAAACATGGGAACATCGAGCCGTCAGACGCACTGATACTGACTATCAATGAAAAAGCAATACGGGACATCGCCAACGAGGGAGAACACCTCTATAAGTCGGTGAGCGACCTCGTGCTGTATGCCACGGGCGCAGCGGCCTGCTCGACCAGCGACCTGCTTATGGTACTGGAGTCCGTGAACAAGTCGCTGGACAGCATTGAGCAACACTTGAACCGGGCATACATCGAGACATGGAGATACATACAGGTACGTATCGGCTACTGGAAATCGAAGATTTACCGGGAACGTACCAAACGGGAAATCATTGACGGTGCTTTCGGACGATGGCGCAATGCGGGACGACTGGATTATTGACGGTAAAAGAGGAAGGAGGTAAATAATGCCACAAGTTAGATTATGACTTCTATGTACCGAAATTGATAAGGGATATCTTAAAACGCAGGAAAAGCGTTTCGTCCTGAATGTTCGGAGAAGTACAAACAGAGAAAGAAACTTTAAGTACAAACAAGTCTATCTGGCCTATAACCAAGAGGCAAATGGACATTTGGATTAATAAAAGATGTAATGAAAAAGATCGTTTTTGAAAAAGACATTACGCTATATAAAGCCGATTGCCTTGAAGTAATGCCTCTTCTCCCAGAATCAAGTATTGATTTAGTTCTATGCGACCCACCTTTCGGAATTACAGCCTCGCAATGGGATAAGATAATACCATTCTCGAAAATGTGGGAGGAGATTAGAAGAGTGAGAAAGGATAATGCGCCTACGGCTTTATTTGGCAGCGAACCGTTCAGCAGCCTTTTACGCTGTGGCAATTTAGCCGAATTTAAATATGACTGGGTATGGGAAAAGTCAAAAGCAAGCAATTTCCTTCTTGCTAAAAAGCAACCTCTAAAAGCGCATGAGCTAATCAGTATCTTTTGTAACGGCAGAACTCCTTATTATCCAATCATGGAGGAAGGTGAGCCTTATGAGAATCGTACAAAGAGAGGAAGTAACTGGACAGGAGTAAACAAGGTACCAAATCCTACATTCAGAAATGAAAACAAAGGAACGAGATACCCACGAAGTGTGAAATATTTTAAAACTGCGGAATCAGAGGGCAAAACGATTCATGTTAATCAAAAACCAGTCGCATTGTTGAAATATCTGATAAAAACATACACGAAAGAGGGTGACACAGTCCTTGATTTTGCCTCTGGAAGCATGAGCACTGCAATCGCCTGTATTCATACGAATAGAAAATGTATTTGTATTGAAAAGGATGATATGCACTTCTTGCGGGGAGAGGAAAGGATTAGAAATGAATATAATATAAAAAGAAATGTGGAATAATCCTGGTGATTAACTGATTGAAGCACATTGAGTATTGAAAGATTAATAACAAATAACCGAAAGTAAATATGGACAGAATACTCTTACTCGTGACGGTTACAATAATTGCAACCACGGCGGCAAAGGCACAATCCGTGACCTATAACCACGATTCGCCGAAACAAAACCAAGTAACAGTAATGGAAACCGGTACGGGAGCACTCTCGCCCGACCTCTACTACTCCATACTGCACAACAAGTATAAGAAGTCGGCAGCAGTCAAGAACAAACTGTCGTTCCGCACACTGGCGGGCGTCCACCTATACAACCAAACGGACGAAGCTGAAGCCATCGACTCGGCATTGGTGAGCCGGGCAAAGATAGAAGCCTTGAACGTGGCTGACCGTCAAGCGGACATCGCATGGGTCGCTGAAGGCGATAAGGTCAATGGACAGATGGTACGGTTCAAACGAAACATAGACCGCATCTTGCCTGTCGGGGGGACACCGGAGGATAAAGACAGATGGACGGAATATTACCATATCTACCAGTGCGCCATTGATGCAACGAAAGATGCCTATATGCCCAACGCACAGCGGAAGAAAGAGTATCTGCGCATCTACGAGGATATAACTCGACAGAACGAAATCCTTGTCGGCTACCTTGCCAAACGGCAGAATACTACGATAACAAGTACGCTACTGAATGCTACCGCTGACCGTACTCTGGATAAGGAGAGTATTGTCCGCGATGCGGTGAACCGATGGCACGAATCGCGCTTTGCCGTGCGCGGCCCGCAATCAGGCAATAACACGGGTGGCAGCGGCGACGGAGATGAAACAGTAAACAAAGGGAACTGAAAAAACAAAAACGTATGGCAGACGGAAATATACTCTCGGATTTCGGTATTAATATCCTTGAAGAAGAAATAGACGATGTGATTTTTCAAACGAACGAGTTCCTGACTGATGCGACTTTTACCGGCTCGCAGGGACCGTTCTGGTGGATACTACAAATGTGCATGGCACTGGCTGCCCTGTTCGCTATTGTGATGGCAGCGGGAATGGCGTACAAGATGATGGTGAAACATGAGCCACTGGATGTGCTGAAGCTGTTCCGTCCTTTGACTGTTTCAATCATCCTCTGTTGGTGGTATCCGCCAGCAGACACGGGTATGGCTGGCAGTGGGAGCAGTTGGTGTTTCCTTGACTTCCTGTCTTACATCCCGAACTGCATCGGCTCGTACACGCATGACCTGTACGAGGCAGAAGCCACCCAAATAGCGGACAAATTCGAGGAAGTGCAGCAACTTATCCATGTACGTGACACGATGTACCAAAGCTTGCAAGCACAGGCAGATGTCGCTCACACGGGTACCTCCGACCCGAATCTGGTAGAAGCGACCATGGAACAAACCGGAGTGGACGAAGTGACGAAGATGGAGAAAGACGCAGCCGAACTGTGGTTTACCTCACTGACGGCAGGAGTCATCGTAGGTATCGACAAAATCATCATGCTTATCGCTCTGATTGTGTATCGTATCGGATGGTGGGCGACCATCTATTGCCAGCAAATCCTACTGGGCATGTTAACAATATTCGGACCTATACAATGGGCGTTCTCGCTGTTGCCCAAATGGGAAGGTGCATGGGCGAAGTGGCTTATAAGGTATCTGACAGTACATTTCTATGGTGCAATGCTCTACTTCGTCGGCTTCTATGTGCTACTGTTATTCGACATTGTACTGTGCATACAGGTAGAAAACCTGACGGCAATCACAGCAAGCGAACAGACAATGGCGGCCTACTTGCAAAACAGCTTCTTCTCCGCCGGCTACTTGATGGCGGCAAGTATCGTGGCACTGAAATGCCTAAACCTCGTGCCGGACTTGGCAGCATGGATGATACCTGAAGGCGACACGGCCTTCTCTACACGGAACTTTGGAGAAGGTGTGGCGCAGCAGGCCAAAATGACGGCTACGGGCGGTATCGGCTCGATGATGAGATAATGATAAACCTAATATTAAATATCCAAAAGATGAATGTACAACAGAAAATTGAGAAATGGTGCAGGAACGAGCGTTTCGTGCACTATGCAAATGAACGCATAAGCGAAGAACTCGTTTATGCACCTAACCACCGAATTGATCCGGAATATGAAGAACTGGACGAAGCCATTACATGGGACAACCGATATATTGTCCCTATGATGACTTACCTTACCTATCGTCTGCAACTGGTCAAATTGCAGAAAAATGCCAAGAATCGAAACCGCCGTGTCTGGTGGATATTCGTGCATGTAATCATGCGGGAAGATTACACACAGCTTTTTGACGGGAAGTTCGAAAAATTTCTGACGGAGTTGCATGATACAGTCATGACAATGTTACATGACGAATACACACGATTGTCTAACAAGAAAAAATAAAGGTATATGGTCATCAAACATTTGGAGAATAAAATCCGACTGGTGGGCATCATCTGCACTGCTTTTCTTGCAGGGTGTATCATCATCAGCGTATCAAGTATCTGGACTGCCCGGACAATGGTAACGGACGCGCAGAAAAAGGTGTATGTGCTGGACGGAAATGTACCTATACTCGTAACCCGCACGACGATGGACGAAACACTGGACGTGGAGGCCAAGAGCCACGTAGAAATGTTTCACCATTACTTTTTTACTCTCGCACCGGACGACAAATACATCCGCTATACGATGGAAAAAGCGATGTACCTGGTCGATGAGACGGGACTGGCACAGTACAATACCCTCAAGGAAAAGGGATTTTACTCCAATATATTGGGTACGAGCGCGGTGTTCTCGATATTCTGTGACAGTATCTCCTTTGACAAAAAGAATATGGAGTTCACCTACTATGGTCGGCAGCGAATCGAGCGCCGGAGTAATATCCTGATGCGCGAACTGGTTACGGCAGGGCAACTTAAACGTGTGCCGAGAACGGACAATAATCCGCATGGATTGCTCATAGTAAACTGGCGCACATTGCTGAACAAAGATATCGAGCAAAAAACAAAGAGTAACTATTAAATCACCAAAGATATGAATATCAAAGGATTCAAACGGATGTTGTTCGGCGAGAAGATGCCGGACAAAGATGACCCGCAGTACAAGGAACGCTACGAGCGAGAGGTGCAGGCCGGGCATAAATTCGCCAAGGCGACACGCATCGACCAAGCGGCGGCCAAGGTGCAGGGCTTTGCCAACGCACACCGGACGCTGTTTCTGGTCATCGTCTTTACATTCGTCATCGGAGCTTTCGTATGGAACGCCTACCGCTTGGTAACTGTGTACAGACACAGTCCGGCAAGTCGCACGGCGACGGAAATGCAGGATTCTGTGCTTCGGGAACGGCACAAGCTGTTGCAGGAAGTCGAAATAAGGGAACATAAAAACAGAGGGGACAAACCACAATAAAAGAATACTTATGAATACACGGCTTGAAAAATCAGTCCGTTCGTCAGACGAATGGTACACGCCAAAGGAGATACTGGACGCATTGGGCAAATTCGACCTTGACCCTTGCGCTCCCATCCGTCCGTTGTGGCCGACTGCCGAGGTCATGTATGACCAGAACATAGATGGGTTGTCCCAGATATGGGAAGGGCGTGTGTGGCTCAATCCTCCCTATTCGCGTCCTCTTATCGAGCTATTCGTCCGGAAATTGGCAGAACATGGCAACGGCATTGCATTATTATTCAACCGTTGCGATTCCAAAATGTTTCAGGACGTCATCTTCCCAAAAGCGACGGGAATGAAATTCCTACGCCACCGCATCCGATTCTACCGACCAGACGGAGCACGAGGTGACTCTCCCAGTCGCGGTAGCATCCTATTAGCTTTCGGAGAAGACAACGCAGAGATACTGAGAAATTGTGCCATTGAAGGCAAATATGTACAACTCAATTAAAAGATGTATAATGAAGATATTGGAGAAAATCAATTTTCGCCAGCCGAAATATATGCTTCCCGCCATCCTTTATTTCCCCCTGCTCGGCACGTCTTATTTCATCTTCGACCTGTTTCAGACAGAAACGATAGAAATACAAGACAAGGCGTTGCAGACGACGGAGTTCCTGAACCCCGAATTGCCGGGGGCACAGATCAAGGACGATGGCATAGGCAGCAAATACGAGAATATGGCGAAATCATGGGGTAAGATACAAGACTACTCCGCTGTAGATAACATAGACCGGGAAGAACCCGATAAAAACAAGGAAGAGTATGAATCGAAATACACGCAGGACGACATCGACCTGCTCACGGAAGAACAACAGGAAAAAGCTGCGGCAGCGGAAATTGCCTCTGCCAAGACACGAGAACAGGAAGCACTTGCCGAACTGGAAAAAGCACTCGCAGAGGCGAGACTGAGAGGGCAAAACGCGACTGTACCCCCGGCAGAAGCGGACACGGCCAACATTGCTCCACCACAAGGAGCAGCAGCCTCCGGAACCATCAACGAAGAGAGCCGGGCTGTGAAAACGCCATCAGCGGACGAACCGCCCAGCGAGGTGGTACGCAAGGTGAAGACAACCTCGGACTACTTTAACACACTGTCGAAGAATGTCCGTGAACCGAAACTCATCCAAGCCATCATTGACGAGAACATCAAAGCGGTGGACGGCTCGCGCGTGAGGTTGCGCCTGCTTGACGATGTGGAGATTGGCGAGTGTGTGATAGCAAGGGGAACATACCTGTACGCTACGGTAAGCGGATTCTCATCCGGGCGCGTGAAAGGTAATATCAGCAGCATCCTCGTGAATGACGAATTGGTGAAAGTGAGTCTCTCACTCTATGATACAGATGGCATGGAGGGGCTGTATGTGCCCAACAGCCAATTCCGGGAAACGAGCAAGGATGTAGCAAGCGGGGCAATGTCGGGCAATATGAACATGAGTATGGGAAGTACAACAGGAAACAGCCTTGCACAATGGGGGATGCAGGCGGTGAACAATGCCTACCAGAAAACAAGCAATGCCATTAGCAAAGCTATCAAGAAAAACAAAGTCAAGTTGAAATACGGAACTTTCGTGTATTTAGTGAACGGACAGGAAAAAAGGAATTAAAACGATGATGACATGGAAACAGATTTATCAGAATATCACAAAGGTACGGATGGGCTTTATTATGCGGACTATATAGCCCCAAATAAAGCCGAAACATTTATCGGAAAACTTGTGAGTACCGAATGGTGGCATCACAGAGGGCAGTTTGCCCTAATATGCAACTTCCGAACAGAAGACAGACGGAGGATTGCCTTATTCGCTTTTCAAAAACATACCGGTTTTTACGGACCAAGATACGGAAATGTGAATTTCAAAACAGTGGAGAAAGGCACTCTTTGGCAGTGTGAACTCCAAATGACCCGGACGGGGCGTTGTACATGGGTACGTGCCAAACAGGTAAAGAAAGAGGAGAAATAAGGGAAAAGAGGAAATAAACGGAATAAATATAATTAACAACATGGATATGAATTGGAAGAAAATCGCAATGTCATTTCTTCTGGCGGCAGGGCTGCCGCTGGCGCGGAACGCACAGGCGCAAACGACCTATGAGGAAATGGAACAACTGACGGTGAACGAACAGATAACAACCGTCATAACGGCATCGGAACCGGTGCGTTTCGTGGATATTTCCACTGACAAGGTGGCGGGTGATCAGCCCATTGACAACATCATTCGCCTAAAGCCCAAGGAAAGCGGACACGAGGATGGTGAAATACTCGCCATCGTCACCATTGTGACGGAACGATACCGCACACAATACGCACTGATTTATACCACAAGGATGAAAGAGGCAGTAACAGATAAGGAGATATTGCTACAAGAGCGTAATGCGTACAACAATCCGGCAGTCTCAATGTCCACTGCCGACATGACACATCATGCACGGCGCATCTGGAACTCACCTGCAAAAATCCGCAACGTAGCTACCAAAGCACACCGCATGGTGATGCGTCTGAACAATATCTACTCGGTGGGTGACTACTTCTTCATAGACTTTTCCATCGAGAACAAGACGAACATCCGTTTTGACATTGATGAGATACGGATAAAGCTGACAGACAAGAAACTCGCCAAGGCAACCAACGCACAGACTATCGAACTGACACCTGCCCTGGTTCTGGAATCGGGCAAGACATTCAGACACGGCTATCGGAATGTGATTGTCGTGAAAAAGATGACCTTTCCCAATGACAAGCTACTGACCATCGAAATGACGGAGAAACAGATTAGTGGCCGTAACATCAGTCTGAACATCGACTATGAGGATATACTGGCGGCAGATTCGTTCCATGCAGATTTATTGGAGGAGGAATGACTATGAAAAAGACAATCATCGTGATAATTACCTGCGTGTGTATCGCTGCAAGTACAAATGCACAACAAGGTAGCGGACGCCTCTCGCTTGGCACAGGGCTACTCTACAAGAACGGCATGGATATAACGCTCGCCTACGAACACGAAATGAACTATCGCCATACGTGGGAGTTCTTCGTCAACGGCTATCTACAATGGGCAGAGTGCGCTTCGTGCGGGCATATCTGCCCGGAATCATTTTGGCGAAACTACCGCAGCTACGGTTTTGGCGTGGCCTACAAGCCGTGCATGACGCGGGGACGCAACCACTATGGCAGTCTGCGTATCGGAGCTTCAGCCGGAAGCGACATGAATAAGTTCCTCGGTGGCCTGCACTTCGGTTACGAACACAACTATGTGCTACGGGCCGGATGGACACTGTATTGGCAAGTGAAAAGCGATGTGATGATAAAAGGTGCGGACGTGCTGCGAGCAGGTGTCGTGCTGGGTGTGAAACTACCTATAAAATAGGGAAACAAAAAAGAAAGCAATATGATACGAAAGATACATTTGGTGGCAGCGGCAACGGCTGCCGTGCTTTGCGCTGCCTGTGACACGCATATAGACGTACCCGATACAGCAGTTCGTCCAGGACATATCCTCTGCGAGGATGGAACAGCCTTGCCTTACGCACAATATGAACAATCGGGGAAAAAAGCGATAGCGGTTGTCTTCGATACCGAAAAACGCGGAGATACGGAGGGGGACGGTTATGCAGTTTACCTGTGGGACATTGCTCCACAGGCATTCGCCGACAGCCTCGGCATCGCACAAGGCACATCGGCTGACATCATGGCTTATGATGGCAATGAGAATACATTCGCACTGTATGATACACAAGAAACCGCTTCTCCAATGGCAGAAGCGGTTTTCGACCTATGGCGGTACGGGCAGAGTGCCTATGTACCGTCCGTGGCAGAGATGCGGCTGCTCTACACCATGCGAAAGATAATCAACCCTGTCATCGAACAATGTGGCGGTGAGCCGTTACCACTGGATGAAAACGACTGTTGGTACTGGACATCCACAGAAGTCGAAAAGCAACAGACAGCCAAGGCATGGCTCTATTCCATGGGGAGCGGCGCAATGCAGGAAACACCTAAAGTACAGGCGCACAAAGTACGCCCTATAATTACCATAAACGAATAAAAGATAGAAAGATATGAAAGATACGGATATATTTTTCAGCATAGCATTGATGATATTGGGAATTGTCCTCATGTATAAGTCCATGAAAGGTAATTCATGCCGACAAATACTGGCAAAACTCGCAGATTCCATAGCATCGGATAAAGAAGATATTAATTTTCAAATTAAAAGGTTCGGCTACCTTTTGGACGAAATGACTGCCGATAATGAA